AAACCTTAATAAAAATAAACAAGAAATTAAAGCTCTTCAAGACCTTCTTAAACAACGCAAGGAATGTATGGGTAAAATCATACAGCAACAAGAGGTTTATCGTTGTCCTTCCTGTGAAACATCCTTGAAATTTCATGATGGAATTTTGTGCTTATTTGACGAAGAAACTTTCGAAGAAACGGAGAACATAGAAAATGTAGAGCTCAAAATACAAAAAATAAAAAATGAACTTTCCCAAAAAGAAAAGCTTCTCTATGAGCAGCAAAAAAATATTGACTGTCAAAACGAAGTAGAAAAACAAATATGCCAAATACAGGATCAGTACGAGGATAGTTTGCCGACTTTTCAAGAAGTAGAAAATGATATGAAAGAAATGCAAAATTATGTAGAAAAAAATTTAAAGCGCGAAAAAGACATTTTGAGACTTGTAGAATGCCTTGATAATAACATTTTTTCTGAAACTGTAAAGAAGCTAGAAAATGACCTTAAAAAACAACGCGGTAAAATGAGGGAATTAGAAAGCTCCTTAAATAAAAATTACGATGAAGAGGAGATAAGAGGTTTAATTAAAAAAGAAGAAGAAAACAAGGGTTATTTGAACCTGTATACCGAGCAGTTAGACGGAGTTAAAAATGATATCAAAAAGAGCGAAAATGAATTAGAAAAAATAAAAACAGAATACAAGGCTAAATACAGCATTATTTATGAAGTCGAAGAATTAACAGCACAGTTAGAAGCTAAAAAAAGTGCAAAAGAAAAACATGCCCAGGACACAGACATTCATATGAAAAATTTATTTTTGATAGAAAAGCACCAGCATTATGTAGAAATTTCTAATAGATACAAAGACTCTGCAAAACAAGTATCTGACCTGAAGATTTTAGAGAAAAATGCAGAAATCAAGTTTTCTTCAGCTTCAAAACTAAAAAACAAAATTTCAGAAGCAGAAAGTCTTACAATTGCAAACGTTATTTCTACTATCAACGCTCACGCGCAAATTTACCTAGACATTTTTTTCTGTGATGAACCCATAGCAGTTCGCTTAGAAACTTTCAAAGAGACAAAAAAAACCGTAGTACCTAAAATCAACGTTCAAATAGAGTACAAAGGAATGGAAATGGATTTAAGCCTTCTTAGTGGGGGAGAACTTAGTCGTGTAAATTTAGCTTACACTTTAGCTTTGGCAGAAATTTTTAACAGTTCGCTGATTTTACTAGACGAATGCACTGCGTCTCTAGATCAGGAACTTACGTCCGCTGTTGTAGATGGGATAAAACAGAATTTCTCTGAAAAGCTAGTCATAATCATAGCGCATCAGGTTATCACAGGCACATTTGACAGAATAATAAAACTTTAGGGAAAAATGCAAAATGAAAAATTTTGCATTTTGTATACTCTTAAAAAAGACATGAACTGTACACATCCTGATATAATAGTGGAACAAGACACGCACGTCTGTACCGAGTGCGGAGAAGAAGTTTCTAGACAGATTCTTCCTAACAAAGAATGGCGATTTTACGGTGCTGGAGACACTAAGCATTCTTCAGAACCTAATAGGGTTCAGCTTCGGAAAACTGACGAAAAAGGCTTATTCAAGGATGTAGAAAACCTTGGTTTTACAGAAAATATAGTGTCGAAAGCCAATGAAATTTACATGAAAGTAACAGGGGGGAAAATTTTAAGAGGAATGTCTAGAAAAGGGATAGTTTTTGCGTGTATTTATCACGCTCATAACGACCTTGGAACTCCAAAAACATACGACAGACTAGTCCAAATTTTTGGGATAGATAGAAAGACTGCCGGAAGAGGCATAAAAAGCGTGTTTTGGAATAGCGACCCTGGAAGTCTTCCACAATCTCCGGATACTCCTACTATAACAATTATTGAAGAAATTATGAACAAATTTCAAGCAACGGCAGAACAGAAAAAACAGGTCATAGAGCTGTATAACAAAATAAAAAACCGTTCTTGTTCCTTGAATCAAGCTCGACCTAAAAGTGTGGCAAGCGGACTTGTTTTCTACTGGATTCGGATTAATGGGAATAAAATCGGAATCAAAGACTTTATACAGAACGTTTCTCTAAGCGAGTTAACTGTGAATAAAATTGTGAAGGAAATTTCTGGAATTTTATCTAAGAATCCCTAAATTTTTAGCGACAAAGCTTGGAATATCCTCAATTTTCGTAACGTTGTTATCCAAGACATAGTTAGGCTTAATTTTATCCATTTCTAATTCTGAGGAATGTATAAGCTCGCTTTTAGACGCAGAACACACGTCGTTATTTCTTACTGTTTTTATGATGATTCCTCCAAGTTCTTTTATGATCTTGGCCTCGTCTAAAAATCTTACGTCAGAAATTACGTATAGTTTAGGATCTTTTTGGTATTTTAACTTAAAAAGCTCGCTCCATACAGTATTTTCACATTTTAGTTCTGGAAGAACTTTTTTTAGACCGTCTCGAAAAAGTTCAGTGCCGACTTTTTGAAGAAAGGTTCTTGCAGATACTTTCCAGTAAGCGTGAATTTCAAGCTTTTGTTCTTGCGTTCCATAAAGTTGTTCTTCTGTAAAGCCAAAAATTCTTCCAATCTCTTTCAAAGGGGTTGCCATGCTATATTCTGTGTATCCAAACTTTTCCTCAAGAATTTGAGCGAGTGTGCTTTTTCCAGAACCTATTTTTCCTGTGATTCCGATTATCATTTTGGCTTGTTTATCATTCTTTGTATTTTTTCATTTTTAACGTTTCCTCTTCTATAAGCTCTCCTTTTCTAGCGTTAAGAATTTCAAGCATAAGGTGTTCGGGATTTTGTATTCCAGAATCCCTTAAAATTGCAAGCGTATCCTCGTTAACTTGCTTCTTATTTTTTTGCTTATGTTTCTCCTTCTTTTCAAGGATAATTGCGGTTCCTTTGTGTTTTAAGCCTACTTGCTCTTTAGATTTCAAAAATTCACCTATTTTACCTTGAAGAATTTTTTCCCTCTTTTTTAACTCTTTTCTATTCTTGCTTAAATTTTTTAGTTCTAGTCGCAGAGATTCCAATTCTCTGACATCTTCTTGAACACTCATTTTTTAGGACTTTTTCTTATTTAAATCATCTCTCCCATGTCTAGAATAGCAGGAGGGGTTTCTCGATAAATGTATAAACCCGTATCTCCGTAAGCAAAGGCGCATTTCCAGCCAAGTTCATAAAGTTCTTCAGAAAGGTCATAAGCAACTTTCTGAACAATGTTTTGAAACTCTGGCTTATTTAGGGTTAAAAATTTGCTGTAGAAATTTTCTAACGCGTAGTAATCTTCTTCGCTATTTCTTGATAGTAGAAACAAGAAGATATCTTCCCTCATTTTAGGCTTGAAATAAAATTCTAGCCTAGAGAGAAATTGAGATGTATTTTCGGGTGTTAATCCTCTTGGAAAACTTTCCATTTTATTCGTGATACAAAGTCTTAAACTAAAATAGAATTAGGTCAGAAAATCGCTAGATTTTCTGACGGGTTCTTTTCGCAGCTTAGGGGCGTAGCCCATTCGTAAAAAATGAAATTTAAACGAAAAAATCTTGCATATAAATACGATGTCTGTAAATCTTGCTAACCTAGAAGTGATTCGCAGTTCTCCCAGAATTGCACAAGTTTTTCACGATGAAGAAAGTAATCTCAGCGTGTATCATTATGTAGATTGTAAAAAAGATGATAGCGAACTCCATAAGAATTGTCGAGGACTTATTTTCGACGGAGAAACCCTTATTTTAAGGGGGTTTCCCTATACTGCCGAATACAACTCTACGCAACAGGATGAATTATCCCAAATTTTAACTCCCTTATCGGAGTGGAGATTTTACGATTCTTATGAAGGAACTGTTTTGAGGGCGTTTTATCACGGCGAAAAATGGCGACTGGCTACTCATAGAAAACTCAACGCGTTTGAGAGTAAGTGGGGATGTAACCTTTCTTTCGGAGATCTTTTCGTAATCGCTCTTCAAGCTGAGGCTAAACATAACCCAGATTTTAAGAGAGTTGTAAAACAGGATAATATTCTCACCTCTTTCTATTCTACCTTGGATCCCGCTTTACAATACATTTTCTTTGTGTGTAACACCGAGGAAAATCGCATAGTTTGCGACGCACTTCCTAGACCTACTGCTTTTCATATCGCTACGTACAGAAATTTAGAATTAGACCTAGATGAAAAGTGCTTACTTCCTAAACCAGTTGAACGCCATTTTCGAGACTTAAATGACCTTTTAACTTACGTTCAAAAAATTCCTCGCACATTACAGGGTCTTGTGTGCCTTGGTTCTGAAAATCGTCAAATCAAGATACTGCACCCCAAGTATCAAAAATTTTTTCATGTTAGGGGAAACGAGCCTAACATTTTGTTTCGCTATTTACAGGTTAGAAATAACCCTGAATTGCGTTCTTGTTTATACGAACTTTACCCTTCGCACGCCCCTGATTTTCAAAGATACGAATACATCTTTACAGTAACGGTTCAAAGACTTTTAAGACTTTACAAGGCCAAGTTTATTCGTAAACAGGAAATTCCTCTTATTCCTGCCTACGAATATACTCTAATCAAAAAAAGTCACTCTTGGTATACTTCTCAAGAGAATAATCCAAGATACAGGGTTACTTTCAGGATAATGATGAACATCCTTAATAACATGCTTCCTGTAGAGCTTAACAAAATTGTGCAGAATTTCTCAGAAGAAAATACTGTAGAATAATAAGGAAAAGGTTTCTAAAAATTCAGGCAAATTTTTAGAAAGATTCTTTGAGAATTATGGACGGGTTTTGTGAAAAAGAAATCATTTCTATTTCTCTTTCTTTTTCAC